ACTCGCCCTGGGCAGGAACCATAGGCCAGGCACTCCTGCGAATCTTTCCGCTCACTTCACCGGGTCAGGTCGAAGATCAGGTCAGGGATCAGGTCTGGAGTCAGGTTAGGACTCAAGTCGGGAATCAGGTCAGGGATCAGGTCAATGATCAGGTCTGGAATCAGGTTGAGAATCAGGTCTGGAATCAGGTCTGGAATCAGGTTGAGGATCAGGTCAAGAATCAAGTCTGGGATCAGGTCAGGGATCAGGTCTGGAATCAGGTTGAGAATCAGGTCAAGAATCAAGTCTGGGATCAGGTCAGTGATCAGGTTTTGGATCAGGTCAGAAATCAGGTCGGGAATCAGGTCAGGGATCAAGTTAGTGATCAGGTCTTGGAGCAGGTCAGGAATCAGGTCAGAAATCAGGTCTCGGATCAGGTTTTGAATCAGGTCTGGAATCCGGTCAAGGTGCAGGTTAGGGATCAAGTCAAAGATCAGGTCAGTGATCAGGTCTTGGAGCAGGTCAGAAATCAGGTCTCCGGTCAGATTAGGGCTCAGATTCAGGATCAGGTCCTGAATCAGGTCTGGAATCAGGTAACGGCGCAAGTCGGGAATCAGGTCAGGGATCAGATCTCGGATCAGGTCTTGGAGCAGGTCAGAAATCAGGTCAGAAATCAGGTTAGGAATCAGGTCTGGAATCAGGTCAGAAATCAGGTTAGGAATCAGGTCTGGAATCAGGTCTGGAATCAGGTTGAGAATCAGGTCTGGAATCAGGTTGAGAATCAGGTCAGAAATCAGGTCAGAAATCAGGTCAGGGATCAGGTCAGGGATCAGGTCGAGAATCAGGTCGGAGATCAGGCGAATAGAAGAGCTGTCGCCATGCGAAACTGGTCGTCAGGCGTAATATACGGGCAGCATGAGGTGGCCTACTGTGCCTGGACGGAAAGCATGTCTCGCATCGGTGTTACCGGATTGGGTAACTGGGACGGAAACAGGATGGTAGCGGAATCCGCTGGCTGGTGGTGGCCGTTTACCGGAGCTGTCATTATCACCGAGCGACCCCGGGTGCTTGAGCTTGATGCTCATGGGAGGCTGCACAGTGCCAGTGGCATGGCGATCCGCTATCCTGATGGCTGGGGATTCTATTCTTGGCACGGCCGGCGGGTACCGGAATGGGTTATTACAGATCCGTCAATGGAAAGGATAGCTGCGGAAGAGAACATCGAGATTAGGCGCTGCGCGATCGAGTCGCTTGGCTGGGATGTGTTCATCCGTGAGGCTCGCCTGGTTCCAGTTGGATTTCCTGTCTCCGACCCAGGCAACCCGGGGCAGTACCTGGCACTGTATGATGTACCTGAGCGCTTGTGGGGAAGTAGGATACGCCTGCTGCTCTGCGTGAACGGGAGTACCGAGCGGTCAGGTGAACGGCGGCGATACGGACTCACCGTGCCCGCTACCATGGAAAACCCGCTGCAGGCGGCAGCCTGGACCTACCGACTGCAGGAAGACGAGTACGCGCAACTGGTGCGACGTGCCTGAACAGGAAATGAGAAACTAAATGAACAGTACACTCGGACAGCTCATTGAGACGCATAGTTTCGACGTGCTTGACTACCTGGATCGCGACGTGGAGATTCCGGTGCTCAGTGGCCTTCAAGTGCAGGGAGACCTTATCATCATTCCTTGCGCGTTTTCTGTACTGAACAAGACCAGTCGTCCGCAGAAGGTTCCGCCGGAAGGTATCGCCGTCATCCCGGCAACCGGGTCAGGGCATGAGCACCGTCTCTTCGCCAGCGTGGCAGGCACTGCCTCCCTGGCGACTGGCAGTTCGACGGACATCGGCATCCTGACCTGCACGGAGCCTGCGTACATCGCGCATGCCGAGCACGCATACACGGGTGTCGCGCCCGGCTGCTACACCCTTCGCCGGCAGCGGGAGCAGGGTGAGGAAGAGCGCCTGGTTGCTGACTGAGTAATGGACAGGATCTTGCTGCGTGTCAAGACAACTGGCAATAAGGTAGTGCCCTTGTTCCCGGATGAGTGCGAGCCGCATACGCCTGTTCCGGATGAAGCTTTTGCGCGGGCTGCCTGGGTGACCAGGAGAAGAAAGACGTATGTTCAGCGGCAGTGCCGTGGCTGCGGACTATGGGCGATCTGGGAGAAGAAAGCCTGATATAGGGTGTGAAGGAGGCTAGCCAGGGTTGCTCCTGGTTAGTCTTCAGTGTTTCTGGTTAAACTTCGTCAATATTTGAGTGGTATGCTTATACTATGACAGCAAAGATGGAAGTTTATTCAGGTCAGCGTTTCGGTCGTCTTGTTATTGTGCGTGAGGGGCCTGGTAAGGCTCAGAAAAATAAAGGTTATCGTCGTCGGACGATGATCTGTCGTTGTGACTGCGGGTCTCCTGATGTAGAAATTTTGTTGTCGCTGCTGGTATTGGGTAGTGAGGGTCGTGGTGGTACTAGGTCATGTGGCTGTCTACGTAAGGAAGTTACGTCTTGGCAAAATACGCAGATCAAGACAACTCACGGGATGCGGAAACATGAGCTGTATGCTACATGGACTGGGCAGCGAGCGCGTTGTAAGACGCCAGGCAATCCTGGTTATCGAAGTTACGGGGCTCGCGGAATTATGTTCTATGAGCCGTGGCAAGATTTTGCTGTGTTTGTACGTGATGTGGAAGCAGAAATTGGTCCTCGCCCTAAAGGCAAGATGCCAACTGGCCGTCCGGAGTACTCGATTGATCGTATAGATGTGAACAAAGGGTATGAGCCTGGTAACATACGGTGGGCTTCATGGAGAGAACAAGCTCTGAATCAGCGGAAGATACATGAACTGTCAGCTATGATAACTTCACTGGAAGAAGAAAATCGCAGGTTGCTGGCGGAGATAGGTGCTCTGACGGCAGAACTGGAGATGGAGCGGCGTGACTTCCGATAGATTGTAGCGACAGTGAGAGGCCCTGGAGCCCGTACTTCTGTAGCAAGTAAGGAGTGTGGTTTCCCTCATGGCATCTACTCAGATCTTCGAGGGCTTTTTAGCCTAAGCCATGCCGCCGTCTTGGACGCTTCAAGCAGCACGGTGGTTGGCACTGGTACTGGTGCCGAGTCTCAGTCTTTGTATGGCGTTCGCAACGGAACTCTCGCCACCGATTCAGGGAATTTTGAAAACACCGGGGACGACTTCGTGCTATCGGAGTGGTTCTGGTTTAACTTTGCCAACTTGACCATAGAGTCTGGTTTCATGGCCTTCAGCACTCTCGCTCAGATCACCGGCCAGACCGTCAGCTCGTCCGGTACCAGCCCGAACGACTACTACGGCCTGCCGCTGTGGGTGTGGTCGTCACTCAACCAGATCACCCGTCCGGTGGCACTGAGGGTGCCGGCGCGTGACTCGCAGGGCACGGTAAGGACAACGGACTTCATTCTTTACCGAGTGCAGTTCCAGCCCTTTAACTTTACCGGTCCAAGCTATAAGAATGGCCTCACGGTAAGCCTCGCAGGACGAGCCCTGATGAGTGCCTATGATGAGCGTGGCACCGCTCTTCCTGCATCGTATCCCAGGTCCCTGGGCAGGATCGTCAACTCTCCAGGTACGCTGACCGGGGCGTTTACGGCAGAACCGTTCGGCGGGATTTTATAGACCTATTGGCTACTAGAAGTATCTAGCCAGAAGATACCCCTTGCGCTCGGTCAGCGCAGGGGGTATACTTTGCATCAATGTTCCCCGCCTTCTCCGGACTGGCGGGGTTTTATGTCACACCGATATTTCTTCTGAGTAGCGATCTAGAAGCCCTCAGGAGGCTATCGCATGCCAGACATAGAAGATGAAGAGCTAGTCTCGGCAGTCAGCGGCGAAGACGAGCTTGACCGTATCGTCCCCTTGCCGGCGTTCATCACTCTTGCCAGCGGCATCGAGGTTCACGTTCTCCCTTTGCGCACCAGGCAGCTCTTCAAGCTGCTGCGTATCATCACGCACGGGGCAGGGCAGACGCTCATGCAGTCGGGCCTTGACTTCCAGGAAGAGTCAGGTGTCTTCCTGCAGAAGCTGCTCGGCATTATCCTGTTCTCCATCCCGGACGCTGAGCAGGAGGCGGTTGACTTCCTTCAGGCCATGGTGGAGCCGGCTGACCTGGTGGACAAGGGAATACGTGACCTGTCCAAGCAGGAGCGCGAGGCCAACATCGCGTCGTGGACTGCCCTGAACATAGAGATGTACAACCCTGACCCGTCCGATACCGTGGACATCATCGAGAACGTCGTACGGCGCGAGGCAGCCGACTTGCAGGCCCTGGGAAAAAAGCTGACGGGCTTCCTCAAGCTGGCGGCCAAGACGGGGCAGCTCAAGGACGAGTCAGGCACGTCTCGCCCCCAGCAGGATCTGAGCTTGCCGGAGAATTTGCCAGAGTCTTCGACCTCATCAGTTCCGCCTATGGCTGGAGCGACAAACGGATCCTCAACCTCACGGTCAGGAGGCTCCGCCAGGTCACCGCGGCCATCACCGCGCGCCAGTGGAAAGAAGAATGCGCCCGAAGAGAGCTGATCGAATGGCAGACGAAGGTCCTGGCGGCGTTCACCAGCGCAGGGGCAATGGTGGAGCCAGTCAACGGGCGGAACCCGCTGGTGACGCAGGCGCAGGCCATCCGCCTGCCGATGCCGGGTGAGATAGAGGCTGAAGAGAACGACGAAGAGGAAGAATGGGCTGACGTGGACAGTGCTCCTCTTGGCGAGGCTCAGTCAGAAGACGAGCAGTTCGCTGGCGTGAACCGCAAGCCTCCTGCTGGCTATGACGAGGGCAAGCCGAAGAAGCGCCGTCATCCTCCCATGCC